ATTATAGCTGCTATCGTTACGATATTTTGTTAGATTCGGTGCAGACATTTATATCGTTTTTTATCTATTTATTAGAAACTTTGCATACTTTATAGTCTTCATAAACTCAATCTCATCTTTATAAATTGTGTGCAATCTTCCTGGTATTTCTGCCCATGTATAATTTCTTATGCATTGACTTGGATTTATATCTTGCCAATGAAAATTTATACCACGAAATCCCCATTTAAAAATTTCTAAAACACCAACAAGAGGATGTTGATCATATCTGATGTTTGGTGTTTTTGCATTAAAGATATATGTATAATAATTTCCAACATCAGGAACTATTTCAGTTTCTTTTAAATTGTCCATTAATTCCAACATAATATCTTCGGGATCAGAAAGTCCTTTAATTGATTGTTTAATGATATTAATTCTGGAACCACTTAATCTCTTTTCTGGTTCTTCATCAAATCCTTGCTTAATTAACCAACTAGAACTTTCTTCTTCTTCCATTACTTGATACCTAGTTCTTCTTCTGTTATGACTCTAAAGTTCAGTAGTCTATCAGCACACCATTCCTCAGCAGCTTTCCATTTTGCTTGATTAACTGCATAAGTTTTACACTCATGTAAATATGATTTTGTGACTCTTGATCTTTTCTTTGGTGGAACAGTTTGTTTTTTTGGTTTTACTTCTATGACATAAGTTTTTATTTGTCCAGATTGTTCTTTAACTTTTACTATAAAATCTGGAAAATATCTATGAATACGATTATCAATTGGTGACAAATATGGAACAAAAAATTCTTCGCTTCCCCATTCAATGATACTTTCATTCAAGTCACACCAAGTACAAAACTTTCTTTCCCAACTGCTTCTACAGATAATATTATTTGGATTACCTTTATATTTTTGTGGATAGGAAGGTTTGTAGATACTTTTAATACTTTCTGCCATACATAATATATAAGGTAAAAATTATTTATAGATGCCATCCCCAACAAAAAAAGCAGTTGCTGATATTAAATCACAACTCTTAAATCCGGCACTAACTTCCCATTTTCAATGTTGGTTTCAACCACCATCTCCAGTTATTCAGTGGATAAGAGACCAGAGCAGACTTGGATATGGATTACCTTATAATGGCAATGAAGAATTTATTTCTATTGCTTGCATGGATGCAAGTCTCCCTGGTTCTAGCTTAATGACTCATGAACAAAATAATGATTTTCATGGTGTAACTGAGAGACATGCCTATCGTAGAGATTATGGTTCAGGAACGGACTTTACTTTTATTGTTGACAATAATCATCATTTAATATTTTTCTTTGAGAATTGGATTAGATATATTGTGAATGAACAGATTGGCGGTTCAGCAGACTATCCAAGTGTTCAAGATTATACAAGGGCGTATAGTAGAGTCAATTATCCAGATAACTATATGACTCCATATGGTCTCTACATTAATAAATTTGAAAGAGACTATAATCAAAGTTTGGGAATTACCTATCAGTTTATAAAGGCATATCCAATTTCTATTACATCAATGCCTATTTCCTACGAAGGATCTCAACTTTTAAAATGCACAGTGACATTTACGTATCTTCGTTATGTAGCACAACCAACCCTATCACCAAACATTACTCCTGCACAAAATACTTCATTGCCACCTGGAGTTACTAATACAACTGGTCCGAGAAGACAAGACCTTGATATTTGGGCATTGCAAAATCAATCTATGATAAGAAGTGTGGGAACAGCAGACCAAAGAGCAATTCTTCGTGACGTTCAGAATTTCTATGGAAACAATTCAGCGGCACAGCAAAATTTACAGAGACTTGCAAATCAAGGTGGTTATACTGCAGGAACAGGTGGAAGAGATAGTGGTCAAGCATTACCTGGAGTCAATTTACAGTTTGGAACTTTAGGTCAACCTGTAGGAAATGCACTTCCAAATCCACTTCTTAATAGATGAGTCTAAATAATATCACTGAGGTTTTTATAGGAGATTATGCCTTTACCAAAGATTTCTACACCAACATATGAGTTGGAATTGCCATCAACCGGTCAGTCAATTTATTTCAGACCATTCTTAGTTAAGGAAGAAAAACTTCTTGTTCTTGCATTAGAAACAGAAGATATTAAAGAAATCACAACCGCAATTAAAACAGTTATTAAAAACTGTATCCAGACTAGAGGAATTAAAGTAGAAACATTACCGACTTTTGATATTGAATATTTGTTTCTTAATATTCGCGGAAAGTCCGTTGGGGAAGATATTGAAGTCAATCTAATTTGCCCAGATGACGGAGAGACCTCTGTTCCTGTTAAAATTTTAATTGATGATATTAAAGTTAAGAAGAGTGAAAGTCATTCAACAAAAATTAAAGTTGATGATAATATCACAATGGAAATGAAGTATCCATCATTAGATCAATTTATTAAGAGTAACTTTGATTTTTCAGATGACGCATCAATGGACCAATCATTTGATTTGGTTGCATCGTGTGTTGATAAGATTTACACGGAAGATGAAGTTTGGTCATCTGCAGATATTTCTAAGAAAGAAATTGTCGATTTTCTAGAGCAAATGAATACTCAACAGTTTAAAGAAGTTGAAAAATTCTTTAGCACAATGCCGAAACTATCTCATGAAGTGAAACTAACAAATCCAAATACACAAGTTGAAAGCACTGTTACGTTGGAGGGATTGGCAAATTTTTTCGCGTAGCAATGATCTATATGGATCTATTGACATACTTTGAACTTAATTTTTCTTTAATGCAATATCATAAATATTCATTGACAGAGATTGAAAATTGGATTCCTTGGGAAAGAGAAATATATGTTTCCTTGTTAAAAAATTATCTAGAAGAAGAGAAGTTAAGACAACAGCAAAATGGATCCTAAGACCTTAAAAAATATGTTAGGAAGGGGGGCAGAAGAGGATACTTCTGCCCTTGCTCCTTATTCTGGATCCAAAAAAGATGATGACTTAGTTGATGAAGACATTGATGAAAGGATTTTAAGATTACTTGGTCTTGAAGATGTATTTGATATTGACTATGGAACTTATAAAACTCTTTTGCGTGAAAAGTTAGCGGAGGGTAGACTTTCTGGAAAAGAACTTGCAAGAGAAGAAGATGAACTTCTTCTAAATGAGTTTAGAAGAATAAAAGGAAAAGAAGGGAGATTTAAAGTACAAAAGAAAAAAATAAAAGCAGATGACATTTTTCCTCAAAGGTCTGGTGCTATTACCTTATATCGAAATGTATCTGCGTTATCAAAAGACTTAGCATTACAAAACCAAGAACCAGAAAAAGAAAAGAAAGAAACTGGAATTGATAAAAGTATTGGTGATAATTTAAAAGTTATCAATAAGACTTTAGATAAAATTTTAAAGTCAATACTTTCTCAAGGAGAAAGTGAACGAAAAAGAAGAGAAAAAGATAGAATTTCTGGAGAGAGACGTAAAGCACAGGAAAGAGAATCTGGTTTAGAAAAACCATTACAAATTGCTAAAAAATTAGTAAATAAAATTATTTCTCCTTTCAGGGGAATACTAGACAGTGTTTTTAGATTTTTAAAATTTACATTTCTTGGATGGTTAATTGGTAAGTATGAAGAAATTGAGAAATGGATTGGTGCAAATAAAGATAAAATTAATGTTGTTGCTAGATTTTTGAAAGATTGGTGGCCAGCTTTACTTGGTGCTTACGTTTTATTTGCAACACCATTTGGTAAATTTATCCGTGGCACTCTCAAAATGTTGAGAGGGTTTATTCCAAAAATAATTGGATTGATGAGAGCCAATCCAATGCTTGCCGCATTAACTCTAGCAACTGTTGGTGGAATAGCAAAAATAAAAGAATCAGAAAGAATAAAACCTGATGTTGAAAAAATAGAAGCAGAAACAAATAAGACTTTAAAAAGTAAAGAAGCACCATGGTATGAAAAACTTGGTGCTTCTTTAGCAAATCAAAGTTTAAATGCGCCAACTGGTCCAAAAAATCCAACAGGATTGCCAACACCAGGTGCTATGTTTGCTAGGGGAGGAAAAGTACCTCTCTTTGGTTTTTCAAATGGTTCTAGTGTTGGAAATTATTTTTCCGGTTATGTAGATAAAAATACTGGAGTTCCTGTTAAAGGATTCGGACAAGACACTCAAGCGTTTCCAATAGAAGGGGGTGGAACTGGTGTATTAAAACCAGGTGAAATTGTAATGAACACCGGTGCGGTTAATGCAATTGGACCTGATAAACTTCTTGCATGGAATAAGAAGTTTGGGGGACCAAACGCCAATAAACCTGTAAACTTTACTTATAATAGTGGTGGAGTTATTGGATTACAAAATGGAGGGATTCTTGGGACATTAGGTAGATTTTTACCTGGAACCGGAACTGTAATGTCTCCGCAAGGAACGACATTAGGTTATCAAAATAAAATTTTTGGGATTAATGTTGGTGAAAAAAGATTACCATTAACAGAAAATTATTCACAGCAGGAAGTAAATAGGTATAATACAAATATAAATTCTCCAAGTACTCTTGTAAAATTTGGTTATGGACCATTATCAGAAAGATATCTGAGTGTTCCCAAAACACGCCAAGCAGAGACATCAACATCAACGCAAAGAAGTTCTAAATCAAATTCTACCGGATTAAATCCGTTTAAAAACTTTAATAGAAATATTCAGACCATAAAAGGTGCAGCAAATCGCCAAGAAGAGATGATGCGGCAGATGGGTCATAAACCAAGTGGATATGTAAATCTTTTTGGACAACCTGTTAAAAAACAATCAGGTGGAGTTGTTCCTCAAGGACCATTTACTCCTCTTCCTGCACCAGGATATGTAAGACCTCAAGGTTCATTTATTCCTAAACCTATTTTAAGACTTCCTGGACCAATGCCAGGAACTACAGTTCCTTTTGGATTTAATCCATTTAAGGGTCTTCAAGGTGGTGGAGTTGT